CGGCCAAAGAGATCGGCATCAACCGCCGTGATCTTCAGCGCATGCTGGACCGCGCTGGGCATGATGCCGAAACGCGCAAGCAATACACCGTAGACCCCGCCATTGCCGACAGCATGAAAGCCGTAGGCACAAACCTGACGCCGTCGCTGGCCTGGGTGAAGGTGCCGGCCAAAGACGATGAGCCGGGCTATTCTGTCATGCTGCGGCCCGAGGGCGAGGCGCCAGAGGCCGTCGCAGAGCGCATACGGGCAGCGCTGGAGGGCATGGTGCCAGCCGAGCCTGTGGTGGCCCCTGAAACCGTCATGGCCGATCTGTGCGCCGTTTATCCGCTGATGGACGCGCACGTCGGCATGATGGCGTGGGGCCGCGAAACAGGGTCACAGGACTATGACCTCGGCCACGCGGCTCAGGACATGCGGCACGCTTTTGGCAAGGTGCTGGCGCTCACGCCTGCCGCCGAGCAGGCCGTGCTGCTGATCGGTGGCGACTACTTCCACAGCGACGACACGCGGTCAGAGACGCCAGCCAACCGTCACAAGCTGGACGTTGACGGGCGGTTCTGGAAGGTGCTTGACGTTGGCATTGGGATAATCGCAGAGACCATCCACAAGTTGCTTCAGAAGCACGCTAACGTGCTGGTGCGCGTGCTGCGTGGCAACCATGACCCGCACAGCAGCATGACGCTCAATTTCGCCCTGGCAGAGCGTTATCGCAATGAAGGCCGGGTTTCGGTCGAGAAAGATCCGCGCGACCTGTTTATGCTGCAATGGGGCAAGTGCGCGATCTTCGCCCACCACGGGGATAAGGGCAAACCACAGCAGATGGCGCTGTATCTGTCGGATGTCTGCCCGTTCTGGTCGCAGACAAGGCACCGGCACTATCTGACGGGGCACGTTCACCACGACCAGGCCAAGGATCTCGGGCCGCTGCGCTATGAGAGCCTGCGCGCCTTCTGTCCGCCCGACGCTTATGCCGCCGGCATGGGATACGGTGGCCGGCGCGCCTTGCAGTCGTTGACCTTCCACAAGATGGACGGCCTTGTGATGCGGGCGCTGGACCCTATCGACAGGTTTTTAGATTAATCGCGAGGGGCGCTTGGTGAAGATGAGCCGTAGCGCAGTCTGATCTTGACCAACACAAAGCCTGTGCTGCGCCCCTCGCAATTTAAGTTAGCGGTTCAGCCTGCGGCCCGCAACCGCTTTTCCCGCGCCATGTCTTCCAAGGCCCGCTCGATGGCGCGAGGGCTGGCCGACAGCTTGACCTTGGGCTTCGTCTCGCCGTCGATCACGTCAACCCACACCTTGCTCTTCGGGCTGACCCGCTGCGGCGAGAACTGGTGCATGGGCAAGACGATGCCGAAACGCTCGCAGGCGGCGGCAATGCTGGATCTGTGCATGCCATAGTGGGACGCTGCTAAAGTTAAATGCCACCCTTTGTCTTTTGCGGCTTGGATCATGTCGCGGGTGATATGACGCCGTGGCGGGGCCATTGGTTTTTTCTCCTTATGTTCCATGTCTGTCAGTGAAGCCGTATTGGCGTGAAGCCTCAGCGCGGGCAGACGCTGCGTCCTTAATGTCAGAGAAACGGCCTAGATGTTTTTTCTGCCCATCAACCTTCACGGTCGCCCTCCAACTTTTTGTTCTTTTATCCCAATGGACCCCACATATACCGCTAGTATTGTTGCACCTCATTGACGCGTTGCGCTGATTTTCTTGATTACTTACATCACGCAAATTTTTAATCCTGTTATCGGTTCGGATGCCATTGATGTGATCGATCATATCTCTCGGCCATTCACCATGATAAAGCGCCCAAATCACGCGATGAGCTTTAAACTTTCGACCATCAATGCAGCCATGCCTGTGTCTGGTTCCATCGAGTGCGGTGAACGCTTCCTTGTTTGGCGAAGCTGGTCCTGGCCCCCGTGCTTCCTCACAATCTCGCCAGAACAGTTTGCCAGTCTCCGGCTCATAGCGGAGACGCTTGTGCAAATATTCAATGGACGGTAAATTCTTATCAGTCATGGCGAAGCTCCATTCGCTGTTGATAGGGGCGAGATCGACGGTTGCAACGTCTCTCGCCCCGACATGTTACTCGTCCCATCGTCTAGGATCAACCTTAGCGTATCGGTCCTTTATTCTATTGATGGTGTCAAGATTTTGACGTGCCATGTATTCGATTAACTGAAGCTGCTCTTGAGTAACCCACCAGCCCGGCAGCTTGACGTAGCCTGCATCACGCAATGCGCGGGCTGCTGGGCTGTCACTGGCTGATCTGGTCATAGCGATGTAATCTCCCCTATGTGGATCGGCCTTGGCTCCTCGCTCCACGCTTCTATGGCATCGTTCATGCCGTCAGCCGAAACGTAGTTGTCGCAGCACTGGATGCGGCACGATCCGACGAACTCATACTCGACAGGACTGCGGATCGTCACAGTCGGCTGTTTACCGCAGGTCGGGCAAGGCTTCATGGCTCTCTCCTTTGATCTCTGCGAGGGTGGTGCGGGCTTCGTGGATTTCATCGTCCAAAGGCGCTAGGCCACGCTCGTATTCATCTTTGCGAAACAGGTCATATTCCTCAATCACGTTTTCCAACGCATCCACCACCCTCGCCAAGATACCCTCGGTCTTAGATAGCTTGGCTTCTGAGACTGCAAAAGCATCCATATATATTTGCAGATCGGTTGCACACCGAAACAGTCGGGGCTTTAGTTGCTCGATGCGGTCGGCGGCACGTTCTCCGTCACGCTGTTGCAAGTTACAGCCATTCCGCAGGAGTGCGATCAGTTCTTCGTCACTCATGGCTCTCTCCTTTGATCTCTGCGAGGGTGGCGCGGGCTTGGTTCTTGACATCGAGTGCTTCAGACCAATCAGTGGCGTCCATATTGCTGGCAAGGGACAAAGCCTCCACCGCCTTCGCCAGCTTAGCCGTCAGGGCTTCGATGCGGTCGGCGGCTTCAATGCACTCGTCAACCTCAAACGATGCCATACCACCCGATCCCTCATCATGTTCTCGGTACGCCCGCAGCCGTGCGATCAGTTCTGCGTCACTCATCGCCCACCTCCATCATCTGCTTCATCAACGCTGGCACCTTGCGCCACTTGTACAGGCTGGCTGGCGACACGCTATAAAGAGCCGCAGCCTTCTTTACTCCGAAGCGCGCGGCAGAGCGCATGGCCTCAACGCGAAGCTGGTCGGTCAGGCCGTAGTCTGGATGCAGCCCGGTCATCTGACACAACTCTCCTGCACCCACTGCTTGTCGGCGGCGATGCACTGTTCGTAGCGCACCTGACTTTTTTCCATGTCGGCAAAGATCACCTGACCCAGCCCGTAGATAAAGAACGCAAGGCAGGCTATTGCCGCCAGAAGCGGGATGTTGTCCCAGAAGTCACTCATCTGCGCCCCCTGTTCCAAGCGAGGCGCGAGATCTTGTTCGCCAGATCGTCCAACTCCTCGACCGATACGCGGTTGTCCAGCAGCGCCGTGTAGATCGCGTTGGTCAGCCGCTTCGAGGGCAGCACAGCCGACCCCTGAATGATCGCCGCCACCGCCTCGGACTGCACGTCACGCACGGGCATGGTCTTCGGTTCTCTGTTCCAGAACATCATTCGTCCTCCTCCGGCAAATCAAAACACACCAGCCGCACCACGCGGCCATCTGCCACCATCTCGGCCAGCGTGGCTGCCACGACGGCGTCTGACATGTTCATGTCCTCCGCGATCTCCTCGACTGTGGCGCGGCCATCAGCTTGCAGGTTGCCCAAGATGAAGGCGGCCAGCGTATCATCCCGTGATACAGGCGCCCGGTCGGATGCCAGCGAAACAGCCAGCCACGGCGTTTTCTCGGGCCGTGAGGGGTTTGGAACCAGCGTGGCGGAAACGCGGTCCCCAGGGCGCGCGTTTGAGCCGTGCATGACGCGCGACGGGATGAACACGCTTTCGCTCATGTTGTCCGCCACGACCGCGAAGCCCGTCCCGGTGTGAATGATGTTCGAAATGATGATTTCGGTAAGGTCATTCTGCATTTTTGCTTTCCAGTTCGTTGCGTGCGTTGATTGCGTCTTGGACGTAAAAATTGAGGATCGTGATTTCTTCGCCAACCCAGCCAGGGCGAACCCCGGTGCCGTAGCGTTTTTCCAGATCCTCAATCTTGGCCAGCCTGTCGGCGATGTAGGCGTCCAGGCTTTCGATGGTTTTGTCGGTCATTCTGCTATCTCCATCATGCTTTCAATGAAGGTTTGCGCTGCTTGGGCAACGATTGCATTGCCGTAACCGCGCAGTCGTCCCACTCTGGCGGAAGCCCCATGAGCCAGCGGGAATGTGCCGGGTTCAACTGGCCGCCACTTTCCATCCCGGCAGAAGAGCCAATCAGCATCTCGCCAGTGGCCGTTAGTCGGGCTGGGCCAGCAATCTGCGCCACCACATCCAGACGATCCGTTGACGGCTTCCCGTCCCGCATCCGTCCACCCTCGTAGCCGCCCTTGTGATCCGTCATCGCCGGCGTCGGCCAGCCTGAAGCCTGCGCCACCGCGTTCAGGCTCACTGTAGCCTTGCTGCCGTCCGGTCGGCGCCCCGTCACGCTGGCGTCCTTCGCCATCTGCGATCCGTCCGCGTTGCCCACTGTTGGCGTCGGCCAGCCCGTCTGCTTCGCCGCTCCCGGCAACTTCAACAGGATCTCCTTGTTCTTGCCGTAGCAGTGCGTCGATCCCGTCACGTCGTTGACTATCGGCGTCGGCCAGCCTGACCGCTCCGAAGAAGAGACGCTGCCGGATGTGCGGCGCGCCGACGCCCGCAGCGCACAGATCAGCAGCCCCGAAGGCGTAGCCCGTTGCTTCCATGTCAGCGTGTACAAGGTCGAGCCAACCGAGGCCGTCCTTGCTTGCAACCTGCTCGCCAAAGACGACTGGAGGGCGGCACTGGCTGATGAGATGGTGCCAGTGCGGCCAGAGGTGCCGCTGGTCATCAAACCCGCCTCTTGCACCTGCCGCGCTGAAAGGCTGGCACGGGCAGCTTCCTGTCCAAACAGGACGATCATCGGACCATCCTGCGGATCGCAGGGCGTAGGACCAGACGCCGATGCCTGCGAAGAAGTGGCACTGGGTGAAGCCTCTGAGTTCATCAGGGGTAACATCGACAATTGATCGGTCATCCACAACTCCATCTGCTATGTGGCCCTGCTTGATAAGTTCCCGCAGCCATGCGGCGGCCTTGGGGTCAATCTCGTTGTAATAGGCGGTCATTGGATGCCCAGCCGATCCAGCGCGAAGTATGATTTCTTGTAGCTCTCAATCAGGCGGTCCACGCTGTCGATCTTGTCTTTGAGTTCCGGCGTGGGCCTAGTGTCGTTGTAGATCGTCAGCGTCTCGCGGTAATCCCACAGCGCGGTCAGCACGATGTGGGTGTCCATTGCTCCTAGTCTGATCGCCATTTTACCACCCCATACCGTGGCCGATAAGCAGGAGGCCGTAGCCGCCGCCGAAGATTGCGATGACGCCGATCAGGTCGGCGATGATGTCACGAATGCGCATGGCTTATTTCCCTTTGTTTACATTAATTGCGGCGCTCAAGCGCAGGCGCAGTTCGGCGCGGCGCAGCAGAAACATGATCTCGCCAGTGTCGTGGTAGTTCGGGTGGTCGTCGGTGTAGTTGCGCTCAATGTCGCGGTCGATGCACTCCAGAGCCGCCTCGGCCTGCTCCAGCGTGATGAGGATGGTTGGTTCTGACATGTTGCTCTCCTAAAATGGTGGGTCTGGTTGGTCTTTGGTTGGTTTCCATTGGGGCGGCGCGTAAGCCGCCGGCTGGGGGCGTGGTGCTGGCCGGGCGATGACGCCCAGCCAATCCAGTTCATCGTCGCGTTGCTTGTGATAAAGCCAATCGCCGTAGTCTTCTTCGTAACGGTAGCGGGTCATGCGCGCCAACCTTCTTTCCACGCGCAATAACGCTGCGGCTCTGCGTAGAAATCAAAGGGGTTGTAGTGGCAGGCGATACCTGCGGCGCGGGCAGCACGGCCAGCGGCCATATCAGAAGCTTCAAGGGGGTGGCGGGTCATATGAATGTCACGGTCAGGTTTCGGGGCGCGTTGATTAGATATTGCGAGGAAGGATGAACACATCCTTCGCGTAGCGCGACTTGTGAAAGGGCATGGCGTTATTTTTGATCCAATCAAAATTCACGCTATCAGTGATCCAAAACTCTCCGTGGTAGAGGCTGTAAGCAGTCATTTCGTCGTCTCCTTGTTTGCTAGTTCGTAGGACCACCTTACAGCCTACCGCACCGCTTGCAAGCAAAAAATTACGCTTGACGCATCTTTTTTTGCGCCGTAAGCGTAAGGCACCGAAACAAGGGAGAACGCCAATGATGGCTCAAACTAAAATCAGGCTATGGTGCGCCAAGGACGGGCGCAAGCTGGGCTGGGTCGCAAGAAAAGTTCCAGTGGCATCGTCCAGCTTCAGCCGCTGGATGACTGGCCGCATCGTGCCGTCGGCAGTCTACCGCCACCGCATCGCGGACATCACCGGGATTGAGGATCTGCGTTTTGAAGAGGAATGGATCAGCGCGGGGGATATGGCATGAACCGCTCCGAGATCCTCGACACCGCCAAGGCATACATCACCGTTGACCGCGCCAACACGCACGGCAGCGCCGAGGCCAACTTCGGCCTGATCGCGGCTTACTGGTCGGCACACCTCAACACGAACATCAAGCCGCATGACGTGGCCGTGATGATGACCCTGCTGAAGCTGGCCCGCGCCAAGTCGAACCCCATGCACGCTGACAACGCCATCGACGCGGCAGGCTACTCTGCGCTGGCGGGCGAGATCGGATCGGGGGAGTGATGGCGCTCTACATCGGCATCGACCCCGGCAAGACGGGCGCCATCGCGGTCATGGACGGTGACGACATGAGCGTGCGCGTGTTCGACATGCCCGGCACTATCGAGGAAAAGCGCGCCATCCTGTCCGAGATCGGCAGCGTGCGGTGCGCCTGGATCGAAAAGCCTTTTTTCCCAATGGCCATAGGAACAGCCAACGTAGCCAAGATCGCGCAGGCCTACGGCGAGATGAAGGCCTGCCTGTTCTACGCTGGCGTGCCGACGAATGAAGTGCCGCCGGCGACGTGGAAGAAGCACTTCGGCCTGTCCACCGACAAGGACGCATCAAGGGCATACGCATCAAGCGTCTTCCCGGATCAGTCCAATCTGTGGGCGCGCAAGAAAGACGACGGCAGGGCCGAGGCGGCTCTGATCGCATATTACGGATGGAGGAAGAAATGAGAACCGACCTAGACAACCAATCTTACCACGCCCACCCAGCCATCTCGTCATCCGACGTGAAGGCAGTTTACAAAACCTCGCTGGCCCACTGGAAGGGCAAGGCGCGCAAACCCAGCAGC